ACGGCAAAGCCTATCAGGAGCGGTATCAGGGGCGGGCCACTACAGGCCGGAACTATGGCGTGGACTTTGCATCTGCCGGCGCCAAGCGCATGGCCTCTTACGACAAAAAGAAATGTGAGAGTTTTAGGACCGATAATCTTCCTACCTTTAAGAATTATACCAAAGAAGAACGAATGAAACACGCTAATGTTCCGGGCTTTGGTGCCTGTCCCACTGGTGGGGTAGGAGCTCATCCAGAAAAGTTTGGTCGCAAGAAACAATCTGGTACATCCATATTTGACCCAGTTCTTTGTGAATTGGCCTACCGGTGGTTCTGCCCCCCAGGCGGACATATCCTGGACCCCTTTGCCGGGGGCTCGGTCCGGGGCATAGTGGCCACTTATCTGAATTATAAATACACCGGGGTTGATTTAAGTGCAGCCCAGATTGAGGCGAACAGAGAACAAGGGAGAGAAATTTGTCCTGATAATCAACCCACCTGGCACATAGGTGATAGTCTGCAAATAAAAAATATTGCTCCAGGTGAATATGATGGGATACTATCGTGTCCACCGTATTATAATTTAGAAGTCTACGGAAACGATCCCAAAGACCTATCCAACATGACTGTCCAGGGCTTTTTCGAGGCTTATAGAAAAATCATCAAAGACTGTGTATCAATGCTAAAAGAGAACCGTTTTGCCTGTTGGGTAATAGGGGAGGTACGGGACAAAGAGACTGGTTTTTACCATGGGTTAGTTCCAGAGACCATCTACGCCTTTGAGGATGCTGGGGCTGCCTATTACAATGAGATTATTTTGTTCACCTCTGTGGGAACCCTGCCGATCCGGGTTCAGAAACACTTTAATTCTGGTCGGAAGATTGGTAAGACACACCAGAACGTCCTCATATTTTATAAGGGGGACACTAAAAAAATCAAGGAAATTTTTGGGGAGGTTGTATGAGACGAGATGAATTAATCAAGGTTTTGAAAACGGTTATGCCAGGCGTAAGCAAAGGGGATGCCCTCTTGCAAGGAGCAGACGCCTTTGTTTTCACCCCTGGCTTGGTACAAACCTATAATGACCACCTCAGTGTGAGCCATCCGGCCAACATTGATGTGACGGCCTCGGTAAAGGCTGTGGAGATGGTGCGGGTCTTGGAAAAGATGGCCGGGCTTGATGTCCAGATGAAGGTTGAAGACAACCAACTCATGGTAACTGACGGCAATACGAACCTGGCCATGAAACTTATGGAAGTTCAGACCCCGTCCTTGATCGAGGCCCTGGATTTGGAGGGGTTGGAGTGGAACCCTATCCCCAAGGATTTCCTGCCGGCCATCGACCTGTGCCTGTCCAGTGTATCCAATAACCCGGCCCACGGAGTCCTCAACGGCATTAAGGTGGACGGAACTGACCTGTTGGCCAGTGATAACTACCGGGTGGCCTGGTCGGTAATTGGGGAACCCATGCGGGAATTTATTATCCCCGGCCTGGCCACCGCAGCCCTCCTCAAGATTCCAGATTTGGAAAGTTACGCCGTATCAACCTGGGTCCATTTTATGAACAAAGAAGGGGCGGTCTTTAGCAGCCGTCTCTTGGGCGGGGATTTTCCATCGGATACCATGAAGGGGTTGTTCCCGGCTAACGAGGACTCGGTCGAGTATGAGTTACCCGAAGCCCTTAAACCAGCCTTGGAACGGGCGGCTATTATGACCTCTTCTCAGGACGGGGTTATGGAATATGTCACCTTGAGTCGCAAAGGTGACAACCTCCTGGTGCAAGGTGAACGCCAGTTTGGCTCAGTTCTGGACAAGGTTCCTGCCGGGGAAGCCGGCTTTCCTGTCGATACCCAAATCAACATCAACCCCAAGTTTCTGCTGGACATCATGGGCATGACCCGAAAGTTCCGGATGTCTGGCAGCTTACTGATTTTTGGTGGTGAGGGCTTTCTCTACCTGTCCAGTACCATTAGCCCCAAGGGAGAGTAAGTGAATATCGAACAAATTATCTCGACAGTCGGCATCAAGCCCTACTATCAAGAGACGAGTGGAATTATCTACCATGCCGACTGTCGGGTAATTGTTCCAAAATTGTCAAACAATTGTGTTGATTTAGTGTTAACTGATCCTCCTTATGGAATAGCATTAGAAAATAATAGAACTGGCGGTAGAATTGATGGTGAAAAATACAAATTTGTTTCTTGGGATAAAAGGCCAACAAATGATTTTCTAAAGATAATTAAACAAATAAGTAAAAATCAAATAATTTGGGGTGCAAATTATTTTAATTGTTTTAGTGATGAGGGTGGGGCAATAGTTTGGGATAAATTACAACCATTATCAAGTAGTAGTCAGTGTGAAATAGCCAGTGTTTCCGGATATAAGAAGGTTTTTAAATATACTCAAAGATGGACAAATTATGTTAATACCAAACAAACTGATCATCCTACAGAAAAACCAAAAGAGCTTATGGAATGGATTATAGAAAATTTTTCTAATGAAAATGATTTAATTATTGATCCATTTCTTGGTTCGGGTACTACAATTGTAGCGGCTAAAAAATTAGGACGTAGATTTATAGGAATAGAAATCGAAGAAAAAAATTGCAAAGTTTCCGCCCGCCGCTTAGGCGTTTGGATTCCAGAATCAAATGAAAACAAAAAAGGACTATTTCTATGAACGGCTTAATCGTTAAAGAAGAAAACATCAAGGAGCAGACTGACGGCAAAAATATGGATTCTCTGGCTAGGTCCCGCCAGATCAGGGCCAACTTTGTGTCGGAATTTGGTCTGGTCCCGTCGTCCATCTTGGTAAATAACCGACAGGACCGAGCCATTGACCTGAGCAAAGGGGAAGGCCGAGACTACATAACCATATCCCGTAAGATTGCCAAGTCGTTCCAGACCAAGGCTGAGATACAGGCGTGGGAGACCAGTCACCGGGGCGCCCGTCAGGGCGCCCTATCGGCCTTCCCCCAGAATATCGGACGTCTGTTGGTCAAGTTTTATTGTCCTAAACATGGGATAGTACTCGACGTTTTCGCCGGGCACAACAGTAGGATGCAACTGGTCTACGAATCTGGCCGCAGCTACGTTGGCATGGACGTATCTAAGAAATTTATGGAACACAATCGCCAGATCAAGAAGATCCTGGAAGAACGAGGTTTAATCAAATCCGACAATTTCATCAAGTTGATCGAAGGAAGTTCCCACCAAGTTCCCCTACCAGACAACTACGCCGACTTCTCCATAACTTCCCCTCCTTATTGGAACATCGAAGACTATGGGGACGAACCGGAGCAGTTGGGAAAGGCCAAGACCTATGAAGACTTCCTGAAATTAATATCAAGACATATCAAAGAGACCTACCGAGTCCTGAAACCCAACACTTTTTGTTGTTGGAACATAAATGACTTTATCAAAGATCGGCATTACCATGCCTATCACGCTGACCTGATTCCCATTTTTCTAGAGTCGGGGTTCTCCCTGCATACCATTTACATAATTGATTTGGGCCTCCCGGTACAGGCGGCCTTTATTCAGGTTACACTCAAAACCAAACGATTTCCCAAACAACACGAATATGTCTTGGTGTTCAGGAGGTAATTATGGACGGTTTGTTTCAACCAGATGAGTTTATTACCTTTAAAGATAAGGATGGTAGAATTCTTATTGACGGGGCAATGGAACTTCATCTTAATAAAAAATTAACAAAAAAAGACTCGTCTGGAAAATTTAAAATTAAGAAAAAAACAATTGTAAGAGAAGATTCTTCACTTGGACGTTTTAGAAAATTTTTGAGGTTTAAAGGTTATGGTAATCATCTTGATTTAATAAATTTGGAGATGGTTAGAGAATTTGTAAAGTGGCTTGCGGAATTTTTAGGTGCAAAGGATCATCCTGGAATTTTTCGTGATTTATCCAGTTTGGGTGAATGGTTTAGGGACATAACTAAAATTAACAATAATATTTTTTATAAAGTAAGACAAGAAATATCTGACAAAATGCCAGAAGCAATGTACAAGAGAGATAAATGAAATTCATACACTTACACGTCCACAACGAGCATTCTTTACTAGACGGGGTAGGAACCGCTGAGGATTATGCCGCCGAGGCCAAGCGGTTAGGACAGGAGAGTATTGCTCTCACCAATCATGGGAATTGTGACGGCGTAATCAAGTTCCAAAAGGCCTGTAAGAAACAGGGCATTATTCCCATCCTAGGCTGCGAGTTATACCTCTGTTCCGATATCAAGGTAAAAGATGACCAACGCTTTCATATTATAGCCCTGGTTCAATCCAGAGAGGGGCTAACCAACCTGCTCCACATGCTCTCAGTAGGGAACATAGAGGGCTTTTATAGACGACCCAGGGTCGACCCCGCTACCCTGTTACAACATACTCAAGGATTGGTCTTTACCACTGCCTGTGTAAGCTCTTTTGTCCATATGAAAGGTGGTGAGGACCTTCTGGTCCAATTGAGTAAACAAACCTCAGTCTTTATGGAGATTATGCCTCATGACCATCCCAAACAAAAAGAGCATAATCAAAAAATATTATCTCTAGCAACTAGACATCACCTACCAGTCGTAGCAACCAACGATTGTCATTACCCTTACCGTGGTGGTGGTTCTACCCAAGATGTGCTCCTTGCCATTCAACGCAAGGCCAAATGGAGCGACCCGAACCGTTGGAGTATGTCCAAGGACTGGCCGGGACTGCATTTACGATCTGCCGCAGAGATGGAACACGCCTTTAAGAAACAGAACCAGTTGACTCCTAAGGTCTACCTTGCCGCCATGGAGCGAACCTTGGAGGTAGCCCAGCTCTGCAATAACTATACCATTGAGAAACTGCCGGTACAATTGCCTAAGGTCTACGGTCATAAAAGCGAAGACGAAACCGAATTACTCTGGCAGTTAATCGAAAAGGGGTGGGAGCAGAGATTAGGTGATTATTATTTCCTGTCAGAGAAATCTAAAGAATATGAAGACAGGGTAAATGAGGAATTTGCCCTGATCTGCCAGCAAGGTTTTCAGAGATATTTTCTGATTGTGCACGAAATCATCAATTGGTGCAAGACTAAAGGTATCATGACCGGGCCTGGAAGGGGGTCGGTAGGAGGATCACTTATAGCATACTTATTGGGTATAACTAATGTAGACCCAATAGTCTTCGGGCTTATTTTTGCCAGATTTATATCACCTGAGCGGCAAGATTTGCCAGACATCGATCTAGATTTCCAGGACTCCCGCAGAGAAGAGGTTGTGCAACATATAAAAGATTGTTACGGCGAATACAATGTAGCCAACATATCTACTTTTATGACCATGAAGGGACGTGGGGCCTTGCGGGACACCGCCAGAGTCTTTGACGTTCCCTTGAACGAGGTGGATGTGGCCGCCAAGGCTCTCAGAAATATTTCTGATGAAAAATCCGAACACACCATAGAAGATAATCTCAAGGTCTCTAAGGAACTAAGCCAATTTAACCGGACTTATCCTCAGGTAGTCAAATACGCTATGCAATTGGAGGGACAGGTTAAGGGCTACGGGCGGCACGCAGCAGGGCTTTGTGTCTGCAACTATGACCTTAGACGAGGCGATTGTTGTAGTCTGAGAATATACAACGGTGCACTTTCGGTAAGCTGGGATAAAGAGGACGCCGAGTACATGGGCTTAATGAAGTTTGATGTTTTGGGTCTTACAGCCCTGTCCATCTTAAACGGTGCCAGAGAGTTTATCCTAACCAACCAAAATATTGATTTGGATTTCGACAAGATTCCTCTGGACGACAAGAAAGTATTTGCCGAGATTGCCCAAGGTAATACCATAGGGGGCTTTCAATTAGGCACCGCCCTTATGGTAAGACTTTGCAAGGAATTAAAGATTAAAGAGTTCAACGACATAGTTCTGGTAAACGCCCTGTCCAGACCGGGTCCTTTGGGGTCGGGAGTAACCGACGAATTTATTGAACGACGCAAAGGACAAAAACGCATTACTTATATTCACAAAAAACTTGAGTCCTATACTAGAGAAACCTTGGGTATGATTATTTACCAGGAGCAGGTCATGTGGGCCATGTACGAACTGGCCGGCTTGTCTTGGGCTGAGTGTGATAAAGTTAGGAAGGTTATGGGTAAGTCCAAGGGGACCGCCGCCTTTCAGGAATTCAAACAAAAGTTTGTGGATGGTTGCATATCAAAAAGGACTCTCCAAGACAAGGAAGCAGACCATGTGTGGGATCAACTGGCCACGTTCGGAAGTTATGGGTTCAATAAATGTGTATCTGGTGATACAGTGGTTGAGAGAGGTGCGAGAGGAAAATATGGCGGAATGGAAATGACCGTACGAGAGTTATATGATAATTGGAATTCTAAAAAACCTGTTGGTGAAAAGTACCGTTCAATTGGAGTAAATATTTTACAGTTAAATAAAGATGGAAGAATACGTCCTGGTAAGGTAAAAGGAATTTATTACCAAGGAAAGAGAAAAACTTATCTCGTAAAAACAAAAAATGGATGTTCTTTAAGAGTTACTGATAATCACAAATTTCCAACAGATCACGGCGACAAAACTCTTTCAGAACTTACTATTGAAGATAGTTTGATAATAAGAGGCGAAAAATTCTATTCTATTAAAGAGGAAAAGAAAAAACTATCATCAAGATGTTTAGGTAAGACCTACTCTGGTTGTGGTTTTCAAAACGGAGAAAATAATATATCTTGGAATGGCGGAATAGACAAATATTTTAAAGATGCAAAAAAGTTAGTAGAAAAAAGGGCAAAGGGCAGATGTGAAAATTGTGGCAAACAAATAACTAAAAAATGCAGTGAATGTGGTTCAACAATAAAATTAGAAAGATGTGAATTTGCTCATATAAGACCATTAGATGATTTTCTATTTAATTATAAATTGTACCATTCAACAGATAATCTACTGCATCTCTGCAATTCTTGTCATAAAACCTTGGATTATGCGAAACAGGAAAGAAAAGTAAGACATTCACAAGGCAGGGTGTCTTTTTATGACAGAATAGTTTCTATTGTTCCGGTTGGTATCGAAGATGTTTATGATATCGAAATGGAAGGACCGGATCATAATTTTGTAGCCAATGGAATAGTGGTTTACAATTCCCATGCAGTGGAGTACTCGTTAATCGGCTATTGGACCATGTATTGTCGGGTACATTTTCCCAAAGAATTTCTTTGTGCCTGTCTCACTTGGGGTGGCAAGGACGAGGCCCGGGCCTATGTGGACGAGGCCAGGAGGTTGGGCTTGACTGTGGAGTTGCCCAAGGCCGGGGTCTCGCTCCCTGACCGTTGGTTAGGTCCTAAAGACCAAAATGTAATTTGGGCGTCTCTTACTTCCATTAAGGGCATTGGCGAATCCCAGGCGACAAAGGTTATTGTAAACAAACCAAAAATGGCCGGCTTTTTTGACAAGGAACTTGCATCTCAGCCACAAAGTCAAGTGAATAATCTAGGCAAAACCAACCAAGATTTACTTACCAAGGCGGGGTATTATCGTAAAAAAGACCTTACTCACGACGAATTAAAAGCGGCATCGGTCTATTATGATTTTAATATCCTGGTAGGTAAAGATAGATTCAAACGTTTAACCAAGGCTGGTTACGGATATTCTAAACAAGATGTCGATAAAATTGTCCGTTGCGAGATTGCTGGGTTCACAGGGAACCTGATCGAGGTCAAGAAGTTTGTCCTGCCCAAGTTTTCCTGTACAGACTGTATATTGCACAAGGAGGCTACAGCACCAGTCCAACCATCGTTCGGTAGATACAATTTGATGATAATCGGGGAGGCCCCCGGACCAAATGAGGACGAGGAGGGAGTAGGGTTTGTGGGCAAGGCTGGGGGCCGTATCCTGTGGCCTGAGTTGGCCAAGTACGGAATGACCCCATATATGTTCCACGTAAGCAACCTGTGCAAGTGCTGGCCCAGCAAGACCAAGACACCAGACAAAACCCATATCTCTGCCTGTTCCAAACACCTCATGACTGAGATCAAGGGACTGGAACCCATTGTGATACTGGTCTTTGCCAAGACCGGGGTGGAGGCCTTTAGGAATGGAGATGGGAAGATAACCGAATTGAACGGTACCACCGAGTGGTCCGACCTGCACCAATGCTGGATCTGCTGGTGCATCCACCCGGCCTCGGTGCTCTATTCCGGGGGCAATAGGGAAAAGTTCGAGGCAGGGATTGCCAACTTTGTCAGGACCGTAACCATGGCCGGGGGCATGGTCTGGGCCAACGGGGGCGGCCCTCAGGTAATTGATGAGAACTTCTGGATGGACTGCCCATCGTATGGCAACTTTGCCGAGGACAACAATGCCTATGCCGAGTGTGGGGTCTGCAAGGTTTGGGAAAGGTGTGCACTGGCCAAAGCCAAGTCTGATTGGCAGGGGGTTGCAGGAAAGCCAGGTTGAAATTATATCGTAACCAAAAACTGGCTATAATATAGCAAGAGAGAGAGATTATGGGCGAATTGCAGGGATATACGGTAAATTGGGATGCCTTCAAAAAGGCAGCCCGGAAGCGGTGGGTTGATACCAAGCTGCCTGGCCTCAAGAAATGCACTATCCACAATACAGTCTTTAAACAGGCCGGGCAGGATGATGATGAACCCTGCTGGCAGTGCCTGAGCGAGTTTGAAAAAGAAGAATAAAACCTAACCAAGGAGAAATTTATGCCAACAAATGAAGTAACAATCAACGTGGAAGAATCGGTAATTGGTGGTCCTTTGGAAGTTTCCAAAGGAGCCTTCCTGACCTCTCTCAAGAGGAACAACAAACAAATTCGGGAAGATCGTGCCCAGGCCATTGGCGAGGACTGCTACCTTCTGTATCGTCGTGAGATCGAGGACCTTCAGGTTCAGATCAAACGAATGGAACGGGAGCGGGAAAACATGTTGGACCTCTCCCCGGAAAATGCCCTGTCACTCAAACTGGCCTCTGATTTTGATGCCAAGGAATTTGTGGCCAGAGACTTGGACCTTGGCGTCAAAATCCTCAATGCCAGGATCAAACTGGACATTGCTATCAAACGGTTCAACTTCCTGTTCTCTGAGCCCGAACCAAAGGCAGGTGAATGATGGGATACGGCGGCTATTCATCCTCAAGTAGATCGTTACGGTCGTCAGCCAAACATTTGGTAAAAGTTAAGGCCGACGATATGGATCTTCTCAAAGATTCCCTTTCTGGACATTCGTTCTCCTTAGCTGGAGACGGGACCTATCTGGTATCCATAAACAACACCACTGAGGCCAATCGCCTGGAATCAAATCTTGCCTCACTCAAAGGTCTTTCCTTTGCAAATATGGATGATGCCATGGCTGGTTACGACCATCGTTCCAGAGATGCCATCTTCTCAGGAAGGCAAATCAACAATTCCATGAACCCTCATGGGGTAAAAATCCGGGAGTCCAGGGACTCAGCAGATCATCCCAACTCGCTGGCCATAGTCCTCGGGTTGGATGAGACTGGTTCAATGGGCAGTGTTCCCCACTTCTTGGTCAAGGAAGGCTTACCAAATCTCATGGACAAAATTATCAAAGGTGGAGTGGCTGACCCCCAGGTATTATTCTTAGGAATTGGTGATCACGAATGGGACAATGCTCCACTCCAGGTAGGCCAATTCGAGTCGAATGATGAACTCCTCGACAAATGGCTCACTGATGTCTATCTGGAGGGCCGGGGGGGCGGAAATGACGGCGAAAGCTACCTTTTGGCTTGGTACTTTGCCGCATATCACACCGCCATTGATTGTTTGGAAAAACGGGGCCGCAAGGGATATTGCATCACCATTGGCGATGAACCAACCTTGAGAACGGTCCCGGAAACCTTCCTTAGACGTCTTATGGGCGAGGGCCAGTATCAAACCTTCAGTGCTCTTGAACTTCTCGACAAGGCCAGAGAGAAGTATCTCGTCCACCACATTCATATCAGGGAAACTGGGGCTGGTTCGAGTCGGTTTACCATGGATGGATGGAAACAGCTTCTTTCTGATGGACTCCACATTGCTGAGAGACGGTCAGATGTTGCTGACATCATTGCCAGCATCATCCTTTCGGGTGAAGCCAAAGTAAATATTTATGAGACCCCATCAATGATTTCACCTGAGTTCACCAAAACTGAGGATATCATTCGTTGAAGGCCATCGCTGTCATAGGCGCCGGGTTTGGTGATGAGGGCAAGGGAAAAGTGGTAAGCAATCTTTGTTCTCTTCACCAAAACCCCTTGGTTGTTCGATTTTGTGGCGGGCAACAAGCCGGTCACAATGTAATGCTAAATAAGGATGTTCACCATACTTTTTCAAACTTTGGGAGTGGAACCTTACAAGGGGTTCCTACCTACTGGTCAAGATTCTGTACAATTGACCCGGTTGGAATACTTAATGAACTGGATCTTCTCAGAGCAAAGGGTTTCAATCCAGTATTGTTTATTGATAAGAATTGCCCCATAACTACTCCATTTGACAAAGAGTGGGGAAAAAGAAAGGAATCCTTTAACAATCATGGGACTTGTGGGGTAGGAGTCGGACAAACTTACGAAAGAGAATCATCATTTTATTCCATAACTGCTTATGATTTGCTTTTTTCGAGTATTCTTAAAATAAAGCTCGATCAGTTGACCAAATATTATTACTCGGATAATTATCAGAAGATTACCACAACCCAACATTTTCTTCGGGATTGTGAAGCACTTAGAGAAGAATTTCATGGATCCATAAAAATTTGCGAAAATTTTCAACTAACCAATTATAAGACTATAATATTTGAAGGGGCACAAGGCTTATTGCTTGACCAACATTATGGCTTCTTTCCAAATGTGACTAGGGGTAATACCGGGTTGAAAAACATCATAGAAATACTTGGTTCAATCCCTGATGAAATTTATTATGTAACTAGGGCTTATCAAACAAGACATGGTAATGGTCCTATGACCAATAAAGAGATTCAAATTGATATAAATAATCCGTATGAAAAAAATACTAGTGATGGCCTTCAAGGTGAATTTAGAAAATCTATTCTTGACTTGGATTTATTAAAATATGCCCTTGGCAAAGAAAGAAATTTTCTTACCAAAAACAATCAGGTAAATTTGTTGATTACCTGTCTTGATGTTCTCAAAGAATTTAAGTTCACTCTAAATGGTAAGATTTTCGATTATAGCAAAGAAGAGGAATTTCTTTCTGAAATCAAAGATAATTTTGATTGGATAGATAATATCTATGTAGGTCGTAGCCCATTTTATGACGATCTAGAAAAAGTTTAATTTAAAAGGAGTAACTAATATGTATTTGGTAATTCCCGTTGACAACAAGGAGAAATGGTCAGAGATTCAGGACAGTAGCCCTGAAAAGGCCGTTGAGGACTACCTAACCCCGCTTTTGTCAAGTAAACGGAGCTTCTGATGACCTATCAAGTACCCAAACCTGGCAGGATCAGATACCAGGTCTACGGCAAGTCCTCAGAGTGCCTGGGCCGGGTGGTGGTGGCCTATCTCCATCAAGATGACCAGTTATTCCTAGGCGTAGCCTTCTGCTCCCCAAAGGACATCTTTGACGAACTTGAGGGCCGGCAGAGGGCCAGTCAGAGGTTACGCAATGCACCAGTCATATTGCCTTTTGTCAAACAATTTGGCAATATTCAATACGATATACTTAGTTTTGTCTATGAAGTTCTCAAAGTAGTACCTAATGGATTCAGTGAAATTCACTGGTTTGATTCTCCTGTTCTTTTCAGAACAAAACAATCGCCAAATTGGATTACACCTAATCACCTGCCCCGGTGGGGCCGGAAGTTCTCTGACTATCTGGATACTATCCGTAGGAAGGAGTAATAATGCCGCTACATTTATCATACCGTCCGCAAACCTTGGATGAGGTCTTTGGTAACGACGCAGTCAAAGCCTCGGTTCAAACTATTCTTAACAGAGAGGATTTTCCTCACGCATGGCTATTCATTGGACCATCTGGGTGTGGCAAAACCACCATGGCACGGATTATAGCCAACGAACTTGGTTGTAACCAGAGGGATTATCAAGAATTAAACATAGCCGACGCACGCGGGATAGACGACGCTCGGAAACTTATTGCCAGCATGAATTACATGCCTCAAGCTGGTACAGTAAGAGTATTTGTTCTTGATGAAGTACAACAAGCCCTAGGTCCATTTCAAAATGCTTTATTAAAAGCCTTGGAAGATACTCCTCGTCATGTGATTTATATCCTCTGTACCACCGACCCTGAGAAGTTATTAAAAACTATCAGGACCAGATGTTCCACCTTCGAAATGAAGCCCTTATCTGGCCCAGTTATGAGGCAAATGTTATCGTGGGTCACCGAATCTGAGGGGATTAAGGAGTTCCCAACAACCGCTATAGATGCCATTGTCGAGGCAGCAGAGGGGTCGCCAAGACAAGCCTTGGTGATATTAGATTCGGTAATTGACATTGTAGACGACCAAGAAATGCTGGCAGCCATTAAACGCAGCACAGCAGATGTATCGTCCACCAAGGATCTGTGTCAAGCCCTCTTAGCCAAGAAGGGCTGGAATATGGTAAGTAAGATTATCTCTGGCTTAGGTGATGGCGAGGACTGGGAAAAGATCAGACGGGCCATCTTAGGCTACGCCAGCGCCGCTCTATTAAATAAAGATAATCAACAGGCCGCCACCATAATCGAGTGCTTTAAACACAACCTTTATGATTCTAGTAAAGCCGGGTTTGTTTTATCGGCCTGGCGTTGCCTGTTGTAAAGCGGTTAAATCTTGTTTTAAAAGGAGAACATATGCCCCAAAAATACCCCAAGGTCGAATTTGACTACGCCAAGGCGTTGGAAATCGACCAGTTTAACTTAGCCTTGGAATGGCTGGCGATTCCCAAACAGATCATAGAGGTATCCGAAGCTTTGGCCCAAGCCATCTTTGACCGAAACAAAGCCAAGGAGAAACTGGAGGTAATACAGGCCCAGCTAGATGCTGTTGTTAGGTCTGCCGCCCAGGAGGCACAAGAGAAGGTCACCGAGACTGTGGTAAAGAACCGCATTATCACCAGTCATGAGTACGCAGAAGGACAACGGTCCCTGAACGAGTCCGACTATGTTGTAGACCTGCTCAAAAGCGCCGTCTCGGCCTTTCACGCCAAGAAACTTGCCCTGGAGAACCTGGTGAAACTGCAAGGCATGAAGTACTATGCTGAACCTTACGAACCGCCCGAGACTGATGGTAAAATTGGTCCCACAGCCGTGGAGCAGGGGCGCAGGATTGCCACTGAGAAATTAAGGGAGGTGATGCCAACTCCGGAAGTAGAAAAACCCAAGCCCCCTGTAAGACCACCGGCGAGACCGCTACCGAGAAAGTCCTAAATTGGTCTTAAATCATGATACCTCAACCGTTAATCCACACTCTCCTGGGAATATTGGCCCTGCTCGGGCTGTATATAGTTTGCCGAGTTGTTTTTAGGGCTTGGTGGAAATCCAAGGATGAGTATTTACAAGTGCTAAAGAAAAGGAGAAACAAAAATGAATCCAGTGAATAAGCCAGGGGGCCCTCCGCCCCGACAGCCGGCAAAAAAGCCGGCAGCCCCCGCCAAACCGACCGATATGTACAAGGTTGATTGGTCTCGGCCAGAGATGACCCAAGGTCTGGTAAGCCGAGGGGAACAGTCTTATAAAACCAGGGAAGGCGATTCCTATAAGGGAATTCTGGACGAGAGAATGACCAGAGACCTCAAAATCGCCAAAATCTCAATGGGCGACCACTACTGGTCACTTATTCCCTATCTGACTGGGGAACAAGATCCCGAAGTAATATCTGGTCGGATGCAAAAAGGTGCCCCTACCTACACCGTGGGGGTCTATACCCACCGTAACATAGGTCCCAACCAGAGCAAGGTCATTTGCCTGGCCAAAACCTTTGGCCAGCCTTGCCCCATTTGTGAGTACCGGGAAGAGTTGAACCGTCAGGCCCCCAGTCAGGACGAGGCCGAGAACAAGCGGAGAGAAGAGGAGATCAGAGCCCTTTTCTCCAGTAAGTTCATGACCTATATCTATTATGTTTGGGATCGGGACCGGGAACAGGACGGGGTGCAGATCTACGAGATCTCCGGCTTCTTCTTTGAACGGGAGTTGCAGCAACAGGCCAAGAGCACCAGGGGCGGCGGCTATGTTCCCTTTATGTCACCTTTGGCTGGTCCTAACGGAGGCAGAGACATCGCCTTCAAGGTCTCTGGTAGCAACCAGAAACAGGACTGGACCGGGGTTAAATTTGAGATGCGCGACCGTCCCATTCCCCCCAACATCCTGGCTCAAGCCAAGGTTCCTCTGGACGAATTGTTGTCCATTCCGGACTATAACGAGTTAAAGGAAATGTTCTGGGCGGGCGTAAGCCAGGCCGGCGAAGAGGGTCAGGGTGCAGGAGAAGAAGCAGATGGTTCAGAAGTTCCAACTCCTGAGTGCTGGGCCTCGGGCTACGCCGGCAGTTATGTGGATTGCCAGTCCTGTGAACTCTTTGTTCAATGTCAAGAATATAACCCGCCGACATCTGAGGAAGCACCGGCAGAAGAACAAGAAGAACCGCCGACAGAAGAAGAACTGCCGGTTGATGAGACCCCAGTCGAAGAAGAACCGCCAACAGAAGAAGAACCGCCTGCTCCGGCTCCAGGTCCGACTCGCAGGACACCTACTTCTGCCCCGGCTCCAGGGCAAAGGCCGGTGGGACCTCCGGGTCCCGGTCCCAGACGTCCCACCCCTCTGAGACGAGGACAGAAATAAAAAATAGGTGCGGGGTTCCGCCGATCTAGAATCGGCGACCCCGTTCACCTCTTTGGAGCAAATAAGTGGGTCAAAAAGAATACCTTAGTTTGGATTACGACGAAGTTATACACGAGACCGAGAAGGCCTATCTCTTAGCTTTTGGGGACTTGCAACAATGGCTTCCAAAAAGTGTTGTGGATCCAGAATTCATGCCTCTAGATGAGGATGGTGGTGAGGTTGCGGTGGAGGCTTGGTTTATTCACAAACAGGAACTAGAAGATTATTTATCCTAAGAGGAGAACAAACTATGGCTTTACCCCCCAAACTGCCAGTAAGTAACAAAATTGCCCAACAAGTGGTAGAGAGTGCCCAAGCCCCACCCCAGCAGACCGGAAGTCTGACCGACTGGTCGGTTACTGCCTCTACTGGCAGTACCCTGTTGGACAAGGCCATATCTGGCCTTCGCTGCAAGTACGGTGGTTTGCCCGGACGTACAATAGTGGAGATCAGCGGTCCTCCGGGAAGTGGCAAGACCACCATCATGGCCGAGATTGTGGGTTCAGTTCAGAGATTGGGGGGTCAGACCAGGATCAAGGACCCGGAGGCCCGGTTGGATGAGGACTATTGCCGTAAGATGGGGGTTCATTTGCCCATGGTGGAGGATGAGGACGGCAGGTTGGTTCCCGACCCAGATATCTATTCTCAGCCGGATACCATAACCGATGTCATCGAGTCCTTGATAGGCCCCCTAGAGAAAAAAGACAATACAACCAAGAGGAACAGAACCAAGGCCTGGACCCCTGATCCGGCTTATATCAACTGTGAGGGTGCTGATTCCCTGGCTGCCCTGTCCACCAGGATGGAGATGGAGCAGGGGGACAAGATGGGCCAGCGGCGGGCCAAGGAGTTGTCCGAGGGCATGAGACTCATTGCCAGACATGTCCACCAACACAATATCCTGATGGTCTTCACCAACCAGTTACGGGACAACATTGATGCCGGTCAGTTTGGACCCAAGAAGATCACCCCTGGTGGACATGCCATCCCCTACTACTCCAGCGTCCGCATCCAATTGGTCATTACCGGCAAGCTGAGAAAGGACAAGGCCGACCCCTACGGCAAGACTATAAGGGCTGAGATTGTAAAGAACAGCAAGGATATTGAATACCGGACCGCACCCATCCGACTCATATTTGGCTACGGCATAGATGATGTTGGGGCCAACCTGCAATGGCTCAAGGACAATGGGGGGTTCGACGAGTGGGCGGAGAACCCCAAGACCGGCAAGCAGGAATTGAAGAAGGCCTCATCCTACAAAGTAGGCGACAAGAAATACATAAGTTTGGACCTGGCTATAAAGGCTGTGGAGGAATCGGGGTTGGAGGGCGACATCCGGGACCAGGTGGTGGAACTGTGGGACCAGATCGAGGCCCAAGCCAGACCGGTGAGGAAAGAGAAGGTCAGATGGTAGGCCAAACCCCATGCCAGAGCCCGTGTAAGCCCGTGTGCGGGTCGTTCTTGCAAAATTGGTATAACCCTCCCAACTAAAAAAACAGCGAGGAAAGCAAGATGATTTGTTCACAATGCCACCAACCCATTCTACCTGAGAAGGTCATAACTATCGAAGGAAAAACCGATTGGTGTTACTCATGCTATAAAAAAGACCGCAAGACTATCTGTGTAGACTTTGATGGGGTCCTGGCCAGATACAATGGCTGGCAGGGTCCGGAGCACTTGGGCCAGCCCTTTATGGACACCTACCAGTTCCTGTTCAAACTGTCGAGGAAGTTCAAGGTGGTGATCCATACCACTAGGGATGCCAGCAAGGTCTGGGTTTGGCTCCAGCAGCATTATCTCCACCAGTTTGTAGTGGAGGTCACCAACAAGAAGGTGCCGGCTGTGGCCTATATTGATGATCGGGCCATCTGCTTCACCGGCTCCCATCAAGAGGTTCTGGATCAGTTGGAAAATTTCAAGCCGCATTGGAAGAAAAACCAATGACCGAAAAGTCCAAAGTAACAGCAGACGACTTAGTCTTGTTAGAAAAGGCTGCCAGCCTCAAGGCTGTAACTGATTTTGAATTGGCCTTGGTACAGGACAGATTGATGGGAATACTTCGGTTTGGTCTCAACTGTGTTATGTCTGATGAACAACGAGCTGTTCTGAAAGAACTAGCAGAACGTTATGACAATGCCCATTTGAAACCCTTTCCTGAGGTATAAATCATGCTGAACTTTGAACCAGTCTTTGTCAAGGCCGACGCCATTGATGATATGTGGTGGAAGCTCCTGCACCTACTCCACGATCAGGGCAAACGCTACATCAAGGCCGATGGCTCCTTTGCTGGAACCGAGATGATCGAGTTTGACCACATCTTCGGCGCCATTCAAAGGCCAATTCAATACAATGAGACCGGGTTGAGGAAATCCCTGGCTGTGACCGTCCCCCAGGGCTGCCCAGCCCCCACCTCAGATGAGGAAATCAGGGACTATTTTACCAATGAGCTAATGGACGGCAACTTGCCACCCAACACTCACTACCGCTATGCCACCTGGATTGTTGGAGGAAATTACAAGCTACCCAAGGTAGAAATTAAAGTTCCTACCAAGCCAGATTATACGGCAACTGGGGTTTGGTATGATTACCC